TTTAATGCAGGTATAAAGTTCACACTCTCTTTTGTCTTGCTGTGCAATGTATTCCTCATTCTCTACTAATGCTGCCTTAACAACATCAGGGAGAGCTTCAAAAGCGATTGTCTCTTTGACAACAATTTTGAGCAGGTTGCCCATAGTATCACGCTTGACGCAATAACTATCTAAGCGAAAGACTTTCATCCCACCGTCTTTAGGCATATGTACAAGTGCGTTACCGCTGACGATAAGCTGCTTGAGCATCTCGAAAGCTGGCACTCGGATAGCCTTAGCTTCTACAAGCTGTGCGGCTGAACGCTCAATACGAGCTAGAGCATCCTCAGCCTTACCTCTAGCGTCATCCCCTGCTAACTCAACTAAGTCAAAGTCATCTATCGTTAAACGAAAGAACGGACTGTTAGGAGGCAGGAGTGTCATTAGGAGCTTTGATGCGAGATTGTTTACACCTCTAGCACCTACAGCTTGGTATGGGGTATCGTACTGGGTAGAGGAAGTATGACCGTCACGAGGCATTAAGGTTGGTATGGTTAGTTCAGCAGCCGCCCTTGCCCTCGTTAAAAAGACATCACGGTCTGCTTCCATATTTTCGTAGGCGTGAGCTACGCCTTTCTCGTTCATTATCATAATTGTTCCTTAGTATCTATCGCTTGGCTTAGTGCCATCTCTGGAACCATCTTCTAAGTTTAAAGCATCGTTGTCTTTACCGTACATACTAAGACCTGAGATACCTAGCTTGTTTCTCCCATTACCTTTACCTTTTTCTACAGGAACGTTATGGGGAAGTGTTCCTAAAAATTTATCTTTATTAAATGGGTCTTTTATATGATCTTCAAAAGCACTTGCATGACTTCTGATTTTTCCTGCGCCATTTCTTATCTGACTAACACACATATTAATTCCTTAATAACCGTCTTATTTATTAATTGTAATCCCTTTGCCTGCTGCACTTCCAGATGCCTGTACGCCAGAGCTACCTCTACGTAATTGCTTTGCGCCTTTACGTTTCTTCTTCCGTAACTCAGCATTAGAATCTAATGAATTAGCAATCTCATCTGGAGCTTGGTTAGGTGCTGGCGGTGGTGGCGGTGGTTTTGGAATATCAGGTTTAGACATACACATATTTTAATTCTCATTCGTTAAGTCATCTTCAAGCATATTCTCTAGCTTTTGAATGACGGATTGCTGCCCCTGTAAAAAAGCAACCTGAATGTCTTTTACACCGAGGTTGTGAGGCAGTTGGTTTGGATATAATTTCTTAAACATATCCACTAATTCTTTAGATATAATGGGTTTCATATTCATAGTTGTTTCTCTTAACGGTACGTTTAGAAACTAGCTAATTAAATCAAGGGGTTATAAGGCAGGTGTAACCAGACATTTGCGATGATATGGAGGCAGGTTATCACCTCCAATACCATTACCGCATATCTATATTTCACACTGTCCAGCTACACACGCTAGTTCTTGTGTACCTGTAGTCGTGTCTTCTTTCTCAAACTTACCTAAGTCATCCCAGTTAATACTCTCAGGCATCTTAGCTAGGGCTTCTTCATAGGCTTCTTCTGTGATAGCTGTGTAAGGAGCTTGTTGATACACATGATCTGTACGAGGCAGGAAGCTAATACCTGAACAACTATCTAGTCGATCCCATAACCATTGACCTGCTGCAAGGAACTCTTCATCTGAGTAGTAGATAGTTACACTAGGCTTATGCTCACACCAATGGTTCTGGTAGATTTCCCACAAGTCTAACTGCTCTTGTACATTAAGTGAGTCAACACTCGTAGAGCCGGCAGGAGCTTTGATAGGGAATGAGAAGACGTAGTTATCTTCATTCATTACGTCCTTCTCCCAAGGCACTCCAGCGTCTTTGAGGAACTCTGAGATAGGATCTTTACCATCACTGCGTACTGTTCGTATGTACTGTTGGGAGAACCTAGCGTGTATACCAGAGGCACTGTCTACTAACTGACTAACTGTACCTGATGGTTTCACTGCTGTGATTGCTGTTGACTGATTGATGCCTAAATTTTTTGCCCATTTTTCGTTTGTCTCTACGGCAACCGCTTTAAGCTTCTCTAGTATCTCAGGTAAGATAGGTAGGTTAGGATGATCGAACCATGTACCTGAGTCCTGTCGTCCTGACATAACAGGGTGATCCATGATGCCTGTCATACTTACACCAAGTAAACATTCTTCTGCTGTGTTCTTCTTCCAGATGTTACGGACGTATCGGAAGTCTGTTAAAGATGCCTGAAGTGTTCCAAGGATAGTAGCAATCTCAACCTTACGTTTTAAATCTTCGTATGTATCGTTACTACGAATAACGATTTCTGATAAATTACAAACCTGTGCTGAACGTAGGATAATCTCAGAGCAAGGGTTAGTACCAAAGTCATGTTCAATATCTCTACGACCATGACGAGCTGATTGCTTCTTCGCTGCTGTGCGAGAGAAGATGCCACGCTCACCTGCCTTAGACTTGTACAACGCTGTCCACTCTTCTAAGAACGTCTCGAAGTCAGGGCGTTCATTATAGACTGCACTATTGTTAGCGAGCGCACGTTGCGTATCAGTCTCCCACCAATTACCTGACTTAGCATGACGCATCCGATCATCACTAAGATTAGACAAGCTAATAAGCGCAGACCTACGCACACCACCCACCACAACAATCTCTGCAATTTTACAAACAATATCATGGCATTCAATACTCGTTAGTTTTCTACCAGCAGCATTCTTAAAAGTGGCAACAGTGAAATGAAACAAAGCAACAAGAGGATCTGCTCCACTGGAACGTCCTCCAAACGTTTTGAGTCTTTCACCTTTTGGACGTAGTTTTGAAACATCCCACGAAGGTACTTGACCCGTATACAAAAGGCTAACCAACTCACGGAAAGCTTTAGCCCAACCGATCTTACTATCTTTAACAATGATTGTTGTATCTGTTTCATTAAATTCCTCTGCCACTTCTGGCAATTTATTTACGGATTGACGTTCGACTGAGAAGCCTACACCTGTACCACACATAAGTACGTATAAGATTTCATCGAACACTCGGATATGATCTACTGCTACATACGAGCAGTTAAACCCAGCCATGTTATCACGATCAAGTGCTTCACCTGCTGTCATTAAGCAGCGCATGGATGGCATTACTTCTAAATTATATATCGCTTTGTATAGCATCTCTGAGGTATCGTAATCAATCTGACCACGCCCTACCCAGAAGTCTGTGTAACGTCTTACGGTTTCTGCCCAAGTCTCTCGCCTGTTATCATCTTCTCTCCAACGTGCGTAGCGTGACTTGTGGATGTACTGCTGGTAACTATCCATCTGTTCCTTCTCCCATACAAATTGGACACGGCTTTGCAGCCTTATATAAACCATCACCGTCAGGGTCGTAACCTTCCAACCCTGAACCATGGCAAGCTTTGCATTCGCTTACTTCATCTGTCACCTATAATCTCCTGAACCTTTTAATTTGTTTTCGTATTTACGTTTCATTGTTTTGCTTAGGTTGTCGAATGCTACGTCACTTAGGTTTAAACCCATACGATCTACGAGCATTGCTAAGTACCAAAAGACATCGCCCAGTTCATCACTGACTTCCTGCTTATGGTTGGGGCGTTCACCGTCCCTAATTTTTTTCTTAATTTTATCAGCCACCTCACCTGCTTCAGACAGTAAACCTAGAGTTAGATACTCAATGGCTAAGTCTTCAGGAAAGATAGCTGTGTCGTTACACTTGGCTTGATAATAATCAAAGCCTTCAAACATACCTTGTAGATATTCGTAAGATGCGTTGTTCACCAGTTGACTCCTTTTGTTTCTTTCATTAGTTCAATCATTTTGTTTAAGTACCACTGAGCTTTCTCTGCATCTTGAATAGGGTTTCCCTTTGTCCATAATCTAGAGCCAGTATACTTTATTAAATTTCCATGGCAGTAGGAGATAGCTTCATACTTACCTAACACATCAACAATGTAGTCAATGGTTTCTATCTCTCCTGCGTTGTAGTGCGCTGGCTTATTAACTAAATCCCGTTCTTCCTTAGTAGAGAGAGCGTGAGTGCTTTGGTATGCTAAATCCCACTCTGCTGCTGACGCATCATTTATACCGCCCATAATTTTACTTCCTTCGTTTCAAAGTTATATTCACCGTCACGTAGAATACGTGCTAGTCGTGCGTTCTCTATAGCTACTTCTTCACCTAGCTTCTGTGCGCCAAAGGCGTGGACTACTGTCTGCCATGTTGCACCTTGCTGTTCGAGAATAGCATTGGCTTTCTTATCGCCTACTGTTGGACAACCTTTGTAGTTATCTGTCGAGTCACCAACAAGTGTTTGGTATAAGAAATTGTAATCAGCTTCTTCCTCATCTACCTCTACGACTCTGCCATCAATTAAATGGTAAGCAGGGATAGTGAGTAAGTCTTTATCAAGTGACCAGATAACAGTGTTGTGATCCGCACTACCTAAGATACCTAATAAGTCATCAGCTTCTAGCTTGTCTTCTACTTTGCCATTGTACTTATCGGCTAGGTAGTCCTTAGCAAACTTGAGTAGCATAGGCTTACGAGTATTCTTACGGTTAGCTTTATAGTAAGGCGCTACGTCCTTGCGGTACAGGTTGTCTCCTGAGAGACAGGTGATAACTTCATCACACCCTGACTCAGCTATGATCTTACTCATAAACTCTTCCATAGAGCCTATGACATCTTTCTCGTGAGCGTGTAGTGTCCAACACCCGTTACCCCAATCAATAGGAGTCTCGGCAATGGTCGCTGCTTTGTAAGCAACGATGTCCCCATCGACTAATAGTGTCCTAGTATTCTTCATCGTCTTCCTCCATCATCATCTTCTCAAACTCTTCGGCTGTCATGCTCACCATATGTGTAGCACTAGAGGCCATGCGGTATTGTATGATTGCTTCCACAATCCACTTGAAGGCAAAGGCGAACGATACAAAACCAAAGCCCATACCTAAGATTAAATTTAATGTACTTGTTTCCATGCTGTTAATCCTTTTGATGTTTTTGTAGGCGCATTCTTCTCGTCTTAGAATCAAAGATGATGTACTGCACACCCATATCTTTTTGAATTTGTGTTCTGCCACTAGCGTTAGTAGACGCAGAGCTGCTGTTTGATTTCACATCGAATAAATAAACTTCGTTATCTTTAATACCTACAATGTCGATAGCCCCAGTTGAGCCTGCATTGTAGAAGACTTCAAAGCCTTCATCCCATAACCATGTTATTGCGTACAACTCTGCTACGTCCCCTATCCTATTAACATCAGTGAGTGTCTGCCCAACTTCGTCCGACTTGGAACTCTGAGTCGAGAGGGCATTTGAAGTTGTAAGCTCGCTCTGTTTCTTTAATGGCCTCTTTAGTGATTTCACCAATCGCATCCTCAAGCCCTTTCTTAACTAAGATCTGAACCTCATCGTGAACGAACGCCACTATCGTAACTTCTTCGTTAGTGTAGCCTTTACTTCTTATCATATTTTCTACAGTTGCGTACCACTTCTTACAGATGATCGCTCCTGCTGACTGGAGTAAAGTGTTCAAGGCAGCGTGTGGGTGACGAATAGGAATAAGTCTACCATCCAATCCATTAATAAATTTCTCACCATGCTGCTGGTCTAATCTATTGTTGAGAGCTTCTGTTAGTTTCTTTAACGCAGGAGTCTTAGCCAGAAAACGTTTCTTAATCTGACCTCCTTCCTTCGCACCTTTACCAATGATCTGTCCTATCTTCTCGTTCCCTGCTCCGTACAAAAATCCGTAGATGAATGTCTTAGCTTGGGGGCGAGTAGCTAATCCTGCTGCTTGTTGGTTAGCGGTGTGTATGTCTCCTTCGAGAATCTCTTGACCGTATCTACCTCCATCGTATCTACACATATAGTGTGCCAAGCATCGTAGCTCAAGTCCGCTTGCATCAGCACCAAGGAGTACGTATCCACTAGGAGCGTGGAACAACTCTCGACACTCTTTTCCAAAAGCCGCACCTGTGCTTGGGACTTGTGCAACGTTCGGGTCTGAATGAGTGCAGCGAGAAGTAACAGCACCCATGTGATTAACACGACCGTGTATACGACCATTCTTTTCCAGTTTAAGCCACGCTTGTTTTCCATTACCTAATTGTCCTAGTCGTTTGTTTAGCATTAAGAACTCTGTCAGTAAGGCAGCTTCGGGCATCTCAATTCCTGCCAAGATTTTTTCGTCAATTTTTGGTTCACCTGACGGAGTAAACTCTTTAGGTTCCCAACCTTTCTTCATTAGTCTGTCTGCAATCTGTTGCCGTGACGCAGGGTTGAAGGGTATTACTTTTGTTTTTGTTTTCAACTCGACTATTGTAGGTTCTAAGGTATCAACTAACTCTGCCTCTATTTCTAACTTTCGTGTAGATAGTTCTGTATAGAGCTTCTGTGCTGCTTCAACATCAAAAGGAAAACCTGCTACCTGTTGTTGTATCAGCAATCTATTCATCTCGTGTTCAAGACGCATAGGTTCTTCAGGGTACTTCTTCGATAAGATTAACTCGTATAGCTTGACGTTAAGTGCTACATCCTGAGCACAATACTCTAACATCTGTGGTGAATAGGCATCCCATGCCTCGTCCTGCTCTCCGTAGTCACCCTTATGGAACTTTAATCGTTGTCCCC